ATGTCCCACGCAGGAGCCATTTTAGGCATAACTGAGTTAGAAATTGAACAGATTAATCGTAACGACCACATTGAGGTCTGGGCTAAGCCGAGTACCAGACCAGCATGTAAACACTGCAATGCCAGGCACTTAAGGGTTAAAGCGACACATCATCGAACGGTAAAACATACCCGACAAGGCAATCAGGTCCTGACGTTGCACCTCAAGGTGCCGAAGTATCATTGTCAAGCCTGTAATCGCTATTTCAGGCATCCTTTTGTCGGTATCCGTCCTCGTTACCGGGCCTCTGAGTGTTATCGCCTGGAAGTATTTGAAGCCCATCATGGTGGCGTGACGCAGCGCAAGTTGTCACGCATATACAGGATTAGTGCGACGACAGTAGAGCGGTGGTATCAGTCGCACATCAATCAAAAATACAAAGAGATTGTGAGTCGTCCTTGCCCACAGATGTTGGGGATAGATGAGCATTTCTTTACGCGTAAAAAGGGCTATGCCACTACCTTTGTGGATTTGAAGAACCACAATGTATTCGACGTAAAGCTGGGACGTTCAGAGCTCAGTTTACGCCAGTACCTGCGGCGTTTACCTGGTAAGGAGAACGTCACGCTAATTGCGATGGATTTATCAGAAACGTATCGCAATATCGCGAAGCGTTACTTCCCCAATGCATTGATAGTGGCTGACCGCTTTCACGTGGTCAGGCTTATCAACCATCACTTTTTAAAAGCCTGGCAACAGCATCATCCTGAGGAGAGACGTAACCGAGGTTTATTAAGTTTAATGCGGCGACATCAGTGGCGCTTGAGCAACGACAACCTGGCGAACTTAATGGCTTACCTAAAAGATTACCCGGTACTTCGAGCAATGTACGGCATCAAACAAGAGCTCATGCGCTACATATTGTTAAAGACAGTGAATGAAAAGCGAATGGCCAGAAAGCTTCCTAAGTTCTTATCGTTAATTGAAAAGCTCCAACATAGTCCGCTTAACGCACTGGCTAAAACACTCACATCCTGGTTAGAACCAATTGTTGCGATGTGGCGGTTCACCCGAAATAACGGCATCACTGAAGGCTTCCACAACAAAATGGAAATGATATCGAGAAGAGCGTATGGTTTTAGAAACTTCGAGAATTACAGAATAAGAGTAATGACCCATTGTGGATGGGATGGAATAATTAACCGAACAAGATGAATGCTGATCCCCCGTTTATGGGGTAGAGCCGAATCACTTGAGAGTCAAGCTACATAAGGGTGAGAGAGAAGTTGGTCGGTGTGAGAGGATTTGAACCTCCGACCCCTGACACCCCATGATGAAAGGCCAAACCAATCCAATATAGTTTAAAATCAATATTTTATCTTTTATTTTAGACAGTTTTCGACTTTGGAAAAGTCCGAAATTAAGGAAATAAAGAACATATTGGAATCAAAAGCTTATCGATAACTGCAAAAATACAAACTGCTGTATAAGGGTACGGCAAAATCTCTATTTAGGGTGGTATCAAAATTTGAAACGCCACCCCCTCAAGATTACTACCCAAATCCAAGAGACGCCTTATTTAACAAGGCTTACAGCATAAAACTACTGTATTTTTAAACATTGCTTTTTAGGCTATTTTTACACACCTTGCATATATTGCAAATCAATAACTTACAAACCAGTTTGACCACACGCTTTTTCTGGGACCGTACTTGAACCGGCTGAGCAAAAACACCAGTCGGTGTGAGTCGGTTATTTTCAGGGGCTTGCGAGTTATACCTACGACTCAGACCGACTAAAACAGAGAGATTATGACCCCATTTTGACCCCAAAAATTTATCGCCATTCTCAGCACTTTGGACATTCACACTGCTCAATGTGATAAGGAAAGCAAGTGTCCAATCCAATTATCCATTCTTCATGCTCGCAACACCAAAAAACTTGCCACGGTAGTTTGTATTCATTCATCCATTTTTTTACATGCGCCGGAACATCTTCAGTCGTGAGCTTACTCAACTGCTCCTCGAGCATTTTTAAATCTTCTTCAAGCCCTTCTATTTTCAGTTGTAGTAGCTTATTTTGGCGGATTGCGCCCCGCTGAGTTCTAGGCTCTATATCAGGCACGACTAGCCAACCACTCAAAGTTTGGGTATTCACCGGTTAAGTGATACCCATTGCCATCGTTCGGAAGCTCCGGCATGGCTTTAACACATTTAATACAGTAACACCGGTAACACCCAGCGTTATTCTCACTTAGTTCGACGCCGCAACCAGGGCAATTGATGTCGTCCATATTTCACCCTTCCAGAGAATTATCTTCGGCTGAGCTTTTAGCGCTTTTCTGCTGCCAGTTAATTCTTTTAACCCAGCACAATCCGATTGAACTACCCCATAAAATAGCGGTGAACGTCCAGCCACAAAAAACAAGAATAAGGAAACTTGAAACTGATAGCGTCTTACCTATCAAGCTCCCTTTGTATTTTTTAAACAGTTCTTCGGGTGGAATCATTAGGCATGCGAAATACAAAAGGCTGAGAATTAGGTAACCAAAAAATGAAAGCCGACCGACTTCAGCCATACCATAAAAATAATCTGCTATGACGCCGCATGGTAAAGCGGCCAGTAAAAGCAAAGTTAAAATTCTATTATTCATCGTCTAATCACCCTTTTCGTGAAAGTTATCTGTGAACTACATCGCCGGAACCGGTGCGTACATTTCCACCAACATCCTCACAATCAACATCACCAGACCCAGTGGTGACATTCCCGGCAACATTGCCGCATTCCACATCGCCAGATCCCGTTTTGATATTGCCAACGTTACGCGCAGTTACTTTGCCTGACCCGTTAGAAAGTGATTCAACATCACCGTGTACAGTGACATTAACATTACCAACCAACTCACCGTCCTGGGTGACGCCATCGACAATCACTTTGTTACCAGAAATTTGAACATTGCGGCCGGTAAATTCACGACCATCAATAACAACTTTTCCAGAGCCACTTAAATTAATATTCATCGCCTATCCCACCTTTTCGTTAAATTAATTCTACTAACGGTAAATTTTATAGGCTGCACAAAATCCAACCCACATAGCGTTAACCGTTTCTGATTCTGTGTAGCCATCTTTCTTGTCGAAGTTTAAAAGTAAGGATTCATCAAAATCAGGAATGGAACTAAGAATCCATATTTCAAAATCTTGTTTAGCTTTGATAATTGCTGCGCCTAACATTCGTTTCGCTCCACCTTTTCGTAAAAGTTAAACCAGATCACTTAACTGGAATATTAAGCAGTGTCATGCGCTCACTTAGTACGCGCCCATAATCAGCCATGTGCTGAACTTGCTGCTCAAGCAGTACTTGCTGCTTTTTATCAATATCAGCAAAGTTTGCCGATTTTATGAAATTACTTAACTTGCCTATTTTCGCCATGAGGTCGCAATACTCATCTTCTAGGCGTTGTTTAAAGTCAGACATATTCACTCTCCATCTTTTCGTTAATTTTTCCATGGATGGACTCAGCGTTTGCAGCCCATTCAGATTTAGAAATATTGTTTGCATACGGATAGCAAGGCGGCTCTACTTTTGAACGCCACCCAGCAAGCCACCAATAACCGCTATGTTTTGTCGCGCCACACACTTTGCATTGCTTCCAGCGTTCGCGACCTGCGCTTGCATCAAACATTACGTGCGGCATACCCCACCTTTTCGTGAAAGTTCTGGCATGGTGTTTTGTGACACCCATTCTGTTTTTGGCACCATGCGCGTTTGCTTTATTTCAATCTTGCCACACCGTTTACAGGTCCGCTCATCACCTACCACATCAAAGTCATGCCAAGCATCACCATGAATTGCACATACCCCAATCTTCCGGTACAAGGCATAAAACTGCTCTGTTACGTCCTCCCATTCATCCACACGCATTACGCCAGCTTCAAATGCCCAGGTATCAAGGTTGTGCCCGTGTGTGCAGATGCGCCGAAGTTGATTACCAAACAAACAACCATCATCACGCAAGCCGATATACAAGACAGGCCTTTCGGGGTTGTAACCATCGCAGCTATTCCATAGGCCGCGGTAGATACGATAATAATGCTTGTGCTTTTTTAGCCACCGATAAAGCTGCCAACTAAAAAAGTCCGACTGGCCTCTTACTGCCGGCTTAAACTCATTCGCTGTAATTTCCATATCCCACCTTTCCGTTAAATTAATCGACACTAACCGCGCCGGAACCACCAGGCACTTTTAACATAGCGTCAAGTTCATAATCTATTTGCTCACGCAATAGCATGAGTGATGCAATTGCCTGTTCGCGGCATGAGCCATTGCTCCCATCAAATTTGATTAGATCTATACCATCATCATGAATTAGCGCTTTACCGTACTCAGTAATGGTTATGGGGTTTGCACTTGGCTCTTCCGCCAAATGAACATCAAAAGTTCTTGGTAATTTAGGGTCAAAATTTTTCATATTTCACCTTTTCGTTAATCTTTTATGCCCAAAAACTTTCTGATTTCATCGCGTTTAGCTCTGGCGCCCAGACTGCCTGTATTAATTGCAAATGCATTAAGCATGGTGGCGGCTGACTCCAACATTTCACCACCCTCTTTACAGCGTTTCTCGGCTTCATCCATGGCAAATTCAAACATCGGTTCAGAGTAAGAATTTAAACCCTCTTTCTCTGCCTGCATTTCGCAATACTCCGCATACGTTTGCTTGCAGGCATCCATGAACAACCTGAAAAATTCAGCGTTACCCAGGGCTTTGATTTGTTCTTCGTTCATAACCCACCATCTTTTCGTTAAATTAAAACCGTTTACCGTGTAAACAAATAATAGTATAATCTGTTTACCGTGTAAACAACAACAGTGACAAAAGTTTGTTTACCGTGTAACTTTTAATTATTATCCGGGGCTTTTAGCGTGGAACAATTAAACGAAGTGGCTCAGAGCAAAGAAGAACGCCAGCAAACCATTGCCAATGCGCGGTTAAAGCATCACCAGGACCAGCTTAAAACAAAGAAGCGGCTGGATGCTTACGTGTTGCCGGAAACCAAGGAAACGCTCAAGGATATTAAAAAGCAGTTCAAGCTGCGTAATGAGGGTGAGGCCGTGGATAAAATGGCTGAACTGGTAAAGAAGCAGGATTAAGATACTTTTCGTGAAACTTTGGGGGGATTATGAGTGATGCTTGGACAGATAGATAACAACGAACATGGACATGGTGATGGCTAAACTGCTTTTCGTGAAACTTTACCCGCATGAAAATAATTTCAATTTTTTTTGAAATAAAGTGTTGACCTTTACGCGCATTGCGCGTATATTTAATACCAAGTTAAGCAATTAACTTAGTCGCCCCACTCAAGGGGCGTGGATTAAAAAGCGACAAACGGGGCGATGCCCCACTAAACTTAAACTAACAAACCCTTTACGGGTTAGAGGACAAACAAATGAACTACCAATTCGATAACACAGCAAACATTGATTTTACTTTTAACGCAGAAGGTGAGGTTGAGTTTCGCCACGAGGGCATTCTGTATCGCTCTGTAGGTCAAGCTACTTTTGACAACAGCCCAAACAACAACTATTCAACCTATTCTGCGCCGCTGGTAAATCCGGAAAGTGAATACCCTGAGGACACTGTAGGCAGAATTGAGTGGGATATCATTAATTCTGATTGCGAGGACGAAAGCGACGCTTGTGATTGGGATAAATTTGATATTTATTTTTAAGGGATTGAAATGACCAAGAGAAGAAGCATAGGCGAGCGGTTAAATCGCGCAAAATCGCCAGAAGTAAAGCAGGAGGTCGCCCGTGATTGGGCGGCTGACTGGGCACGAGAGCAAAAATTATTGATTGGTAAGCTTGAGCAGGCGGTAAAAACTGACGATTATGACCAAATGTGTATCGTTACCGGACAGTTAAAAGCAGTGACGGAAAAGCGGTTTAACGCTTTGCCAAACGTAATTGATAAGGTGGCTGGAGTTGGTAATGAGTAACCCAACAACCACAGAAGTCATCGCCCTGCGAGAAAAATTGCAGGGTGAAAACAATTTAGGTATTACCGCCGCCCAGGATAAATGCGCCGAGCTACTGCATACCAGTCGCCGAGCATGGCAGCAATGGGAGCGCGGTGACAGAAAAATGCACCCAGCGTTTTGGGAATTGATTAATTTAAAATGTGTGAGCGGCTAAATATCAATAGCCGCATACATTTCCCGGATCCGCTTTTCATCAATCACAATATATTCCAGCGTGGTTTGCGGCGAATCATGGCCCAGTATCTGCGCTATATCCTCAATATCCACGCCTTTTAACGCTGCATTGGTTGCCAGGCTTTTACGGCAAGCGTGACTACTGGCATTGAATAGGCCGCATTTCTTATAGGTATCGGTAATCATCGCCTGCAGCGCATCACAGGATTGGTATTCTCGTATCTCACCGGATTTTAACTTTGCATACTTCGGCTGTAATGAATACGGCCTGCCTCGGTTTGAATAAAGAAAACGGCTTTCCGGATTAAGGCCCATGTATTGGTCAGGGTCGCCCGTTCCCCACTTCATTTTTAAACGGTAGTCGATCCACTCCTGCAATATATCGCGGGTTTTCGGATTGGATAACCAGGCGCTTCGGTGTTTGAGGTTTTTACAGATTTTGGCAGGTAACGCTATTTCACCCCGGATTTGTCCGGACTTGGTAATAACGCTTTTGGTTTGGAGTAATCCGATTTCAGTTACACGCATACCGGCATGACTTAACACGATGGCAGCTCTGCGGCACTGACTGGATTGTAAAACGAGGCACGTTTTTAAAACGCGTTTTATTTCAGGGCGGGTAAGACGATCTGATTTGCTCATGTCTGCATAATCCTTGATTGGTTAAAAATGCAGACAAGGCGGTATATTCCCTGCTTACCCAGTATAAACCAAGTAAACAGAGAGATTCACGAAAAATGTTTTTAGGCGGTATCTGGCAGTGATAGTCCCATTGCCGCAATGGCACTTTGCGCATCGCTATCTACTAACATCATTAACCCGCCATCAGTGCCAAGCGATGCATAAACCTCTGCAGCCCACGCCCGATTTGCCGCCTCAGCATGAGGCTTACTCGGGGGTAACTCGCCGGATTGTGCGCCACTCATAAATGTTGCATTGGCCACTGTTGAGCAAACGGCGTACTTATCGCCATTGGCGTTTTCATGGTTTGCCGTGCTGAACGTATTTATGTCTGATTCACTCTCACCCATAATCAAAGCAAGATGATTCGCCTTTTCGATCATCGACTCTGGTACGGCAATCGTTACGCGGTAAATGTACTCGGTCGTCATTAGTAGCCACCTGTTACGTCAATCGTCCAACCCCTGCCACGCAGCGCATCAATAGCGGCACTACCTGTTGCGCTCGGCGCGCTGCCACCAGATTGATCAAACGTACCGTTCGATGTGCCCGCCGTTTCGATGGCAACTAAAATATCGTCGATTGATTGCTGGGTGAGATTGGTGTTAACGAATGCGTTAGTGTAATTGGTACACGGGCTATCAGAGAATGGCGAGCCTGTTCCGCCATGCACTAAAACAGTCGATAACGCACTCGCTTCGCGCGCAAACCAGCCAAACGATGTACACGACGAGGTAACCCAGCTCCGCATATCTATCGTTGTGACTAACGGGCTGTATGCCAAAAACGCAAACGCAGTGGTTACATTATTGGTGTCCCAGTTAGCGGTACCAACATGAGTGAGTTTGCTCATATCCCTAAACAGACTATTTAATGTAGTATTAGCGCTGAGATCCCAATTTTCTGAATGCACGTTTGTGATATCTGACCTACCTCTGAACAGGCCAAATATTTCGATGACACCACTAAAATTATTGTCGCCGCCAAATTTTGATTTAACCAACGAAACTTCATTATCAGGTAATACTCTGTCGATAATTAACAGGTTATTCAGGATATCTGCCGTCGGGTATTGGGGTTGCGGGTTAACCGAAAAAGTAGTTGCCACATCAATTTCAGCATGAACGATGGCACTACCAATGTCCATCAGCATTGTGCCTGCTATCGGATTAGATAACGTTGCGGTTAACGTGTCGTCAACCGCATCAAAAAACGCTGACTCAGTGTTGGCCTGATATGTGGGCCGGGACGCGGAGGTGGATTGCGTTAAATGCACGTTGTTACCTGATAAATCCTCTATTCTTCCTATCGGATCGCCGTCTGATGTCACCGCTGTCGTGCCTGCTGAATCCTGATAAAGCGCCGACATATCAGATACGGCATACCATGCTCCATACTCTCCGTTATAAAACAACTCGGCGATGGAGGATAAGCCGGTTGACGTGTTACCGATGAGCGAGCGAATGCCGGACCTGATAGGCGATCGAATTAAAGAGCGAATCATATCCGCCTCCCTAAAGCTTTTCGTTAAAGTTTTTCATGCGCCGGTTGCACTCCTGAAGGTGAGCAACATACCCACGGGTGAGGCCGGACCGGCTAAAAATATTCCCGAGGTCGCGCCAGCGAAATACACCGCCACTGCAGCATCGGTATAGAGTCCAGGCTGCAGCGATAGCTGGCCGGGTTTGATTTCGATTTGTGCGCCGCTGATCACCACCGAATCACCGGAATCATCAGATGAAATCAATTCGCCACCGGCGTGAAATTCAGCCTTGGTGATGCTGTTGGCCTCAAAATCAATGTATCCATCGCCATCCACCAGCACGCCCGGGTACGCGTTATCCGGCCGGAATTTCAGGGCGATAGTATTGCCCGCGCCCTGATAGGCGCCAATGTGATAGGCCTGCTGCGAAAAACCAACTTTGGCAAACAGCGCCTCATGTTCATCGGTATCAATAGCGGGCACGGTAATCGATACGGTATCACGTCCGGTGTTATTGCCATCCGAAACCACCAACTCCATGACGATCACGGTTTCCGTGGGTGAGTATGGCGCGGTAAATGTCGGGGTGGCGGTATCCGCCCCGGTTAACGTATTGGTAATTGAGATGCCGGACAGTTGCTGCCAGGTGTAGGTGAGCGGCAGGTTCAACGGGCTCTCACTGGCGGTGCCATCCAGCGTGATCTGTTCACCGGGTTCGGCGGTGACATCCAGACCGGCCTTAGCAACCGGATCAGGTGGCACAACGCTATCAATGAGCGCTACGATTGATGGGTTTTGTAAATCTTTGGTCCAGAGCTCCCAGCAATCAATGGTAATATCATCAGCGTTGCCGCCATTGAAAAATAACCGCTCATGGGTAAACGCTTCCTCGGACGTCCAGCCCTCTCCCGAGTCGAACCGATCCGGCCGCTCGGTAAAGTTACCCACGGTCTGACCGATGATAAAACCGCCCTGTTGTTGGCAGCGCACGGCGATTGGCCAGATCACCGTATCGTGATCATTGCCTGAAGTGTTCAGCACAATCCGCGAGGCGAGCCACCACAGACCAATCCCCAGGCGTCCGCCAATCAGTGAGTGGCCGTAATCATAGAGCGATTCAAACACATACTCAGACTCAAACACCGTATGACCCTCAATGGCAATGGGTGTTTTCGGGAAGCTCCCAATGTAGTTATCCAGTACGGTTTTAGCCGATGCTAACAGTTTTTCCTGCGTGTAACCGGCGGCGGTGTACGCTGCCTCATCCACCCGCCAGTGAAACTCTAACCCGTTCGTCATGGCGGCATAACTAAAATATATCGTGGTGAGTGTCGGATTACTGTCAAAAGCATTACCCAACGCCGTAACCAACTCCGATTTAAATCTTAGGTAATTGGCATCCCAGGGCAGGCACGCGATAAACGTTTGCTGATCGGGCGCCCCCTCACGAAAGATAAACGTAAACGTTTCTGATGCGTCTTTTAACCACTGTGGGGCCTCATCACCATCGACGATCCCCAGGCTAATGGTTTTGCCATTCTCAGCGGCCAAATCAATCCGGCGCTGAATGTCTGAAAAAATAAACACACCCGGCGCCGGGTTAATATCTGCCCAGCCAATCCGGACTAATTCCCCATCAACAAAGGTTTCGGCCAGTAGCGGATCATCTTCAACCGGCTGACCGGGCGTGGTCGGTCCGGCGCTGTGAAAATCACCGACAGAATGATCTTTAAAGGTAGTAGGATCAACCACTTTAACGGTGCGCTGCACGCTGGCAAGATTGCCCGCCGCATCGGTAGCGTTGTAGGTCACAATGTAGGTACCCAAGGTGGCGGTATCTACCGTGCCCGAAATGGTCACCGCCACAACACCATCATAACTATCATAGGCGCTGGCGCCGACCTCAGTGTAAGTACCTCCCTGGCCGATTTCGTAACTGGCCGGACCATAAAGGGTGATGCGCGGAGGCTGAGAATCATACCCGGTCGCATTAATATCAATGTCTACCGTGTCGGGCGCGCTGGAATCACGGCCATCATTGACCACCAGTTGAAATACCAACGTATCAGCAACGGCTAACGCCGGGGCGGTAAAGGTCGGTTGCGCGGCGCTATAGCTGCTTAGCGTCACCGGCGTGCCGGATAATTGCGACCAGGCATAGGTTAAATCATCCCCATCGGCATCCGTTGAGCCGCTACCGTCAAGTGTCACAATATCATCGGCATCAGCGATTTGCGCGGTACCCGCGTTCGCCACCGGGATTTCGTTTGCTTCCTCTACGGTGACAATGGACAGCGCCGGGGAGCTGGTTGCGCCGGCCGTATCGCGAACAATTAAGCCAAAATCCAATTGTGTGTTTTCGTTCGGGGCGGTAAAGGTCGGCTGCATCGCCTCTATATCAGAGAGCGTGACTGTCGGGCCTGCCAGTTGTACCCACACATAGGTTAAATCGTCGCCATCGGCATCACTGGATCCGCTGGCATCCAGCATCACCGTCTCACCCCAGTTAACTGTAAAATTACCAGAGGTTACCGCCACGGGTGCGGTATTGGGCGGATTCACCAATACAGCCACGGCGGCCGGCTCACTGCGGTTGCCGTCGGCATCCTCAACAATCAGGGAAAACTGCAATACCAGTATTTCATCATTTGTGCCAGTCGGCGCGGTAAAGGTCGGCTGCGCAGAGGTCGTGCTGGATAGCGTCACTGTCGGGCCGCCCAGTTGAGACCACAGGTAACTCGTCACCCCCACATCATCGGTGGAGCCTGAGCCGTCCAGGGTGATAACCTCACCATAAACGGCATCGTTTTGGTTTTCACCGGCATCGGCCACCGGAATGGTGGCCGGATCAATGGCCGTCACAAACACGTTATCGGGGGCAGATGACTCAGTACCGTTATTTACAGTTAAGGTGAACCGGTAAATACCCGCCACATCCGGGGTGAAACTCGGATTTGCGGTAGTCGTGTTGGTGAGCGCGGTAATACCTGATCCGGCCGGCACTTCCGCCACCGTCCATGCGTAGGTGAGCGGTAAATCATCCGGATCGGTAGAGCCGCTACCGTCGAGCGTCACCAATACGCCCACGCTGGCATCATTAATATTACTGCCTGCATCGGCGGTGGGGGCCGTTACGGCACCAGCCACCGTGATGGTGACCGGGCTTGAAATCGTCGGGCCATCACCATTGCTATCATCCACCACCACGCGAAACAACAAATCCTGCGGGGTTGCGGGCGCGGTAAACGTGGGCTGGACCGCGCCGACACTGGATAGCGTAACGGTGGTGCCGCTTAATTGCTGCCACACATAACTGAGCGTGTGGCCGTCCGGATCGCTTGAGCCGGATGCGTCGAGCGTCACAAGTTCGCCGGGATCAACCGTTTGATTACTGCCCGCGCTGGCAATAGGTGCCGCCATAATAATTCCTTACTAAATGATTACGATAAAGAGGCTGGAGTATCGCCAGAACCATTAACAAACCGGGAGGTCTCCCCGTAAGTGTAAATATTCACCGTTGAGCCATTTGATATCAGCCCTCGACCGCTGGCGCCACCGCTACCATTAAAGGAGCTGCCGCCTGGCTGACCTATGTCACCACCCGCCGCGCCCTGAGCAACCACGCCGTTAAGCTCTGCGTAACCACCGCCGCCAGGGGCTGACGTGGTACCGTCCGCGGGCAACGTCATTGATCCGAGCGTTGGATAAGTATCGGTCTTTACCCCCCGGACGCCAGGCGTGTTACCTCGTCCACCGCCGCCTGAGGCAAATGCTTGCACGCCGTTATCAGTGGTGTATGCCGCCGCGCCACCACCGCCAGCGGCATATAAATATCCATCCGCCACATACGTACCGTTACCAAAATTCGGGGTAGTACCGTTGAGATAAATATTGACTGTGAGACCCGATTGAATGGTGACGGTATCCCCCCCTGAGAAACCATCGAGCGAGGCGCCCGACTCGGAGGTTTTACCGTTCCCGCCCTTACCCATCAATACCGCACCGTTAATGAGGACAATATTAACGGTTGAGCCGGACGGGATAGAGCCGGAATTGAGCGCTTGTGAGAGTTCGTTCTGACCAACATTCTGGCCAATGATAAATGTAAACGTGCCGGAGGTTACCGGACCACCTGCAGCGGTATATAGATTCACGTCATAGGTATTATTGATAACGATATCCTCACCGGCCGTGCTGCCTGCGTAGGGATTATAGGTTACCGTTGATACCTTATACCGGCGGCCTATGCCGCGACTAATTGGCGCGATCTGCACCACTTGCGCCCGGACGCCGTGGCGTGGGCTGCCGTCAACATCCTGATTATCAGTGGACAGAATTTCTATCACATCCGCCAGCTCAAAATTTAAATCCGCCTCTTCCACTTCGAACGTCAATCGTTGCGGGCGATTACTGAACCGCTGAGCAAACCGGACGACCGTTAGATCAGCCACTTCAATATTGTTTGATTTATTGGATAGAATGATTGATTTGCCGAGCTTTTTAACTTTTTCTTCGTCATAGTACAAACTGCCCTCAAGGGCCGTGTTATACGCAAGGCTTGAGCGGGCAAAATTCACATCATCGCTATTTTGCGTCAATTTGCGTTTGTCGTACTGCAGAAACGCCCGCGAGTAATACAGTTCTTCAGGCTCTTCGATACTCAATGAGCCATAGTTAAAATTGACCCCTTCCGTTAACGTCGCGGCGGTGCTGGACCATGGCGAGGTGGCTTTAACAACAATATTGCCGGTACTCACATCGGTGTATATATCCAGCATTAAGGTTTGACACAAACCATCCAGAAAACGGGTGGTTTCAGTGGGCTCGTAGAAAATCGCATCGATAGAGCCAGACAGGCTACCCAGCCACGAATCCAGTTCATCCTGTATTTGGCTGGCACTGTAATAACTGCTGGCAATGTCGGCATCTTCAAACACGGCGGCCAGTACATCATACAGATCCGCATCCACAAATTTACGCGCCCGGAATACCTCATCACCGCCACTGTGCGATTCTGGCGTGTTTGCGATAGTGCGAGAGCCAATGTTAATGGTGGAAGCGCGAACCACGGTAAGCGTTACACTGCTACTGCTTCCCGTGGCGTTGGTGATCATCAATAAATCAGATCCAATGACAGCGGTGTAATCGGCATATGGCGTCCAGTCGGCAATATCACCATCAATAGTGATGCTGGTTTGACTGTCCGTAATATCAGATGACAACCGACCGGTGATCAATTTTGGAAACTGGCTTTTTTCATTATCGGCGCGGAATAACACATCCTGGCACGACAACACCCAGTTATCCCGGCCACTGCGCTTTAATTGCGTGGCAATATAGTGATGGGTGGAAACCAGTGTGTGGTTATTGGCATTATCTACCTGATAGGCTAGGACGCGGACCGGTTTGTTGGCCATTATGTTTCTGGCCTTAAGCTTACCAAAAAACGTACCGGAATTAGCAATATCTGGCGTATCAACCAGGGCGGGGCTGTCTGGATTCGGATCGCCGATAAAATCAGACAGCGTGATCGTGCATGTTGCACGACTGGCCACACCATTGCCCGCTTTCAGTTTCGGCGGGGTTTCTGCGACGTTTTCAACGCATTTAAAAATGCCTGACGTGCTTAAGATAATATTGGCATTTGTGAATTGGTAAGTTTTGATGTTGGTTGTCGGTGAGCTTTGATCCGGGCAGGTCAGCGGCGTACCAAAACCCGGGTTACCGTTGAGCGTGCAGGTGCCGGTTACCACCGGCAAATCCAGTTCAACAATAAAATAATGGATCACGCCAGCGCCCTACACGTTAATGACACATTGACCAATTCGGTGGTCTGACTGTGCGTGGACACAGCAAAATCAGAAAGCTCAAACAGCGCGCAACTTTCATCGGGCTGGCTGTCATCCTCATAATCGAGCTGAGACAATATGCCATAGGTTTCATACATTAGTCTGATGGCCTGCAGATCATCACGCGCCCAACTTTTTGCCATGTTATTCATAGTGAGCCGAAGCCGGGGAATGACAACCTCCTGAACCCGGCGCACCGGCATGCCGTTTTCGTTAGTTGCCGCCCGCGTTCTGCGCTGCGAAGCCAGATAGTGCAGAGGCTGCCCGGGGTTCGTCCCCCAATCAATAACCGTAGCCAGCCCGGCTTGAATATAGCTAATCGTTTTACTGCCACCGCCAGAAAATTCAATCGTCAGATTACCGGCGGTGGCCGGGCTGGATTGATAGAACACTAAATTCTTAACGTCTCTGGTTGTCGTGAAACTATGATTAAAGCCCGTGCCAGTAATGGTCACAACACAACCAACCGGTAGAGATAGTCCGTGCAGGCCGAGGTATTGGATGGAACCAACCGACGTGAATCGAATACTAAACGTTGTCGAATTACTGCTAACGTTGCTTGAAAAGTCCGGATCGCGCGTATTCACCATGGCACCATCGGACAGCGTGCCAGAAATCAACAAAATATTATTCGTTGATACGATGTTGGATTTGCTAATTATCATACTCGACCGTCACTTTTTGCCTTGTCGATTTTGCGCGCCACGGCATCGACCACTTCATCAGTAAACTCAATTCTGAAAATTGCCTGGGATGAAACGTCCTCAGTAATATCGGTCACGGTCGTAGTTTGTTCGTTGTAGGTAACCGCCGGAGTTTCAGCGGGCGTCGCGGCGGGTGACTGTGAAGATGATCCACCACCATCCGGCGTTGAGGCCCATATTGCGGCGATTTGCGCAGCACCAGTTAAACCAATATAGGCTGCGCCTGCATAATCCTGTTTAGACAGCGCCTTGGTTACCCCCTCGGCGGTATTCATGCCCGCATTCGCAGCGGATAACCCCTGTTGAATTTTATGCTGCTTTTTGGAGTTATTACCCAGTGAGGTGAGCAGCGTGGTGCCTAAATCGATTTGTTTTTTAACCGAGGATTCAGACCACCAGTTTTCGAGCTCTTTTTGTTTTTTCTTCTCTTCGGTGTCTTTCTTTTGCAGCGCTGCTAACTGGGTGTAGTAATCCTCATAGGAAATTAACTGCTCATCCAACTTGTCGCGCAGTCGGTCCAGCTCCAGTTGGTTTTTTTCTTCCAGCGCTTCCGGATCCAGACTCGTCGGATCGTACTGCCCAATGATTTCACGGCGTTTCTCTTCGTACTGTTCCTGCGAAATCAGTTTGTTTTCGAACAACTCGGCCAGGCCGGATAACTCACGCTCCGCCGCTTCAATGCGCTTTTCTTCTTGCGTCTGCACTAACTCATTGATTGAATCAATGTAGTCGCTTTCTATTTGCTTTGATATTTCATTCTTTTGCTGCAATTGATCATGTGTTAATGCTGCTTCTTCATCAAATGAGCGCTCAAGAATTTGCAGTCGCTCTGACCGTTCCTGTTGTAGTTTCTCAAGTTCGGTTGAATCACTATCACTGTCTAGGCCCAATATTTCATTTACGCGGGCCTGATAGTTTTCCTGAGAGGTTAATTTGTTCGCCAGTAAATCATTTAACGTCGATAACTCGGCGGCCATGCCCTCAACACGCTTTTCGTTCTGAGTTTGGGCCAGTTGGTTTACCTGATAGAAATAATCTTGATGGATTTGTTTGGCGAGATCGTTTTTCTTTTTAAGTTCTGATGCGGTTAAGTTTGCCTCATCCTGAAACATGGCGGCTAGTATTTTTAAGCGATCTCCACGTTCTTCTTTAAGAAGCTGTATCGCCGATTTTTTTGCATCTTCACGATCTTTGAGTTCATCAATAAGATTTTGCTTGATGTCTATTGAGTCTGCACCGATATTCGATTTGAGAGTGCCTTTCTTACTTTCTAAATCGATGGCCTCCTGCTCAGCTTTATTCCTCTCCTCAATCGCTATTCGCTGCGCGGTGATGGCCTCAGCGGCCGCTTGATATTCCGCTTCTAACTTTTCACTAACAGCGCCAGGCCTTCCTAACTTCCTTGCGTTTTTTTGTTGTTCAAGTTTTTCATTGATGCTCGCTTCCAGCCTGTTAATTTCCGTGAGCGTATCAATCTGCTTAACTAGTTCGTTGTCATCAACAATCCGGTCCAAATCGACCTCAGTCTGCGCTGAAGCGAAAAACTCAGCCAACGCATTTGCAGCGGCATTAATGGCCGGTAAAAACGGCGCAATCGCATTATTGAGAAAATTCACAAACGAGGTTTGGGCTAAATCCACATTGTCTGCCAGCGCGCGGAACTGCGCGTTTTCTTCCTCAGACAATGGCACATTGATTTTATCGAACGTTTCACCCAGTGCTGCTGCCTGGGCGCCACCATCTTTAAGTAGCGGGATCAGCCGGGTAGTATCCGAGGCCATCCCCTCAAGGGCAAAGCTCATTTGCTGGGTACTTTTTCCGGCCGATTCCATGCGGGTTACCATGGCCTGCAGAACTTCCTGCCCGCTCATCGTTTCAAATTCACGGGCTAAGGCGGTGGCCTCGTCTTTGGTGTAGCCCATCACGTCCGCGAAATCCTGAAACGGACCGCCGCCGGTGGCGAGAAAATCCCCGATCCGCTCCTGGGTATCTTTCATGATGTCGCCGAGCTTTTCACCGTCCAGCCCCACCGTGCCCATAATAAAGGACATTTTGCGGAACTCTTCCACAGACAGTCCGGCCGCTTGCGCCATGATTTCCGTTTCACGGATAGCCCGGCCCTGCGCGGTGGAATAGGCAATAAACGCGGTGGTGGCGGCGGCTACGCCAGTGGCCACCATCGCCACACCAGAGGCTACCTTGCTCAGCGACGTATTAAGCGCCAGGCCTTTTTCGTTGGCTTTATCCAAATCATCGGAAAATTTGCCGGTTTCGGCTCGGGCTTTTTTGAGTTCTTCTCTTAACTCTTTGGTGTCAGCGGCGATCCGAAATAAAAATTCTTCAGTGCTCATCGATTAAATACCTTGGATCGCGGGCGCCGTTAGAACGGCGTTCAGCATTGATCATCATCGCAATATCAAATCCACCGGTGGCGGCTGATAGTTCAAGAATGTGGAATAGTTCGGGGTAATCCAGTTGCCAAGCTTCAGAGGGTGCAATACCGTTTTTAACGGCCGCCTTAAAATGGGCCCAGTAGTCAAAATCAAACGGGTCTGTTTTCACTGGCTTCGGCGCAGTTAGCCAGCGGGTGCCTTTTTTTTTACGTCGATAGCCTGCTGTAACTGTCGGTCAATCTGGTTGGCAATGTCTACCATCACCAGTGGCCAGGGTTGCCGAAACTCACTGTCCTCGGCATCAACCGGTCGCCAGCCAACGCGAAACATGGCATCTTGCAGTTGCTCAATTTCAATGGATTTCTCTGCCTGCTGGATCAAGCAATACAACACTTCTGACGCGGTTTCAAAATCCAACTTTTGAAACAAGGCGCGCATGAGGGTTAGCGTGGGTTTATGTTGATTCTCAACGTAGCATTCAAGGAAGGCCACCAGAGTGAACCATAAATCCAGACCAGTTCGCTCCTTAAACTGCTTCATTGCGGCCAGGTTCATTTTGAATGAGTAGGTCTTATAACACAGTTTAAATTCCATTAAAGCTCCGTGCCGGTTGACGTGATAGTGAAACTGGTGGCCACTTTGTCGCCTACTGGGATTGCATCAGACAACCCACCGGCGATCCCCTCAAAACGAAGTTCATCCGCCGCCAGACCGGTATAATCGAGCACATACACCCGAACCACACCCGCCTGAGCATCGGCGCGCATCTGAGCGTATTCCGCATCATTGTTATAAACGATGGTGCCTGAAATTGTATTACCCCGGCCCGCCAACTCATTATTGATGTATTTGATCCAGTCGTTATCGCTTTTGCTGCTTATATCGATTGGTGCGCCATTGAATGTGCGGCTAAGCTCAATCTGGCCTACCAACACTTCATCTTGATCACTGCCTCCCTCATCGAGACGATACAAGAGGCAATTTGTGCCGTTCTGTTCAGCAGCCATAATTTAACTCGCGGAAGGTTGAGTGTGCGTAACTGCTCCGCTCGACAATAACGTGATCGAGGTAGTCACCTTGTCACCCATCGGCAACGCATCGGATAACCCGGTTGGCACCATGACTGCTGAAAACTCTTCGTCGGTTTGAAGGCCTGCGTTATAGACAACCGTGTAGGTATCCTGATTACCAGTTTGCGCGGCAGTCCGGATCGCTTTGTACGACGTGTTATCGTTATAGATAATGGTGCCTGCAATGGATAACTGTTTGCCGGATAAATTATTGTTGAGTAACGTTACCCAGTCGTTAGTTGATTTGTTGGTGATATCAATTGGCGTACCACCAAACGTCACGGTCGCTTCCATTTGGCCAACAATGGTTTGGCCATTTTTTTTGATCAGTACTTTAGTACCGTTAATTTCACCTGCCATGATGGTTCCTCTTGGATTTTAGGCAATAAAAAACCCGCCGTTTGGCGGGTTCGTTTAATTCGATTGGTTACCTTTCGGTATGGTATTCAATTAACCACTCAAGGCGGGTGTGTGAGGAATATTCAACCCCTTCCGCGCTGCGGTTTGGTTCAGATTGTTGTTGCAGTTCGATTTTAAAAATCGGGAGTATGGCCAGCTCTCTGGAACTGGATAAACCCCGTTTTATTTTTTCAATAATGGCGGTAATGTCTTTGAAATAGTCTTTTTCGCTGCTTCGCAAATACACATCAACATTCACCGTAAAATCATTTTGCTGAGATTGCTTAGTTAAATCGCTGGTGATCACTGGGCCTGATGCTACCGCCACCAGTGGAAAATCAGTTTCAGTATCAAGCTCACCCTGAATAATGGTAATCTCTGAATCAATCGCCAGTGAAAACCGGACGACCTTGATAAACAGCTCAAAGATGATGGAGGGATCAAGCATATTTCAACTCAACATCAACCAGTGGCGAGTCAGTCGGTGGGATTTTGTCAATCCTGTAATTAACATCACGTGCAATCACCGGATCCCCCCGACTAAACAGTTTTACGTCAGAGAGTGAAAACGAAACAGTCACTATTTTTTTAATGCCTGTTTCATCTTCATACTCCAACTCGTTGTGAATACCGGTATATTCTTCACCGTTTACCGTGACTGGTTCCCCTAAATGCTCCAGGGTGTCAGCACTGGCAGAGGCCAGAATATCCAGAATACTCACTCTGCCAGGCCATCTTTTATTAAGTCGTTCGCTACGGCAGTGGCCAATGTGTGTTCACCTGGCGCTAATGGCGCTTTGCCCGGCTCCAGTTGTACGGTTTTCAGTAGCGTCACTTTTTTGGTTTTGCTGGTTGCTGTTTGCTCAGTAGTTTGAGTTGCCATGATATTTCCTCGTAATAGACAGGGGGCAAAGCCCCCACGTAAAGTTAGTAAACAGTGATATCAACGAATGCGTCAGCGTCAGGCGTGACCATCAGTGGGGCGGATTGAGTCATCACATACTCTGCTGATGGCTCTTTCTCTTTCCAGTTTTTAGGCCAACGAGAGGCTGTCACGATACCTTCATCGGTAGCATCAACATCTTCAATCGCACCGTAGCAGCGGACGCCCTCATAAGCAGTATTACCAAGTAATACCTTATTAACTGGCATGTAGTAGTCTTTTGAACTCGTCTCAGGATCGGTAAATTGACCGGTATACACCACTATCGCGACATCACCAAAGTAGCCTTTAATACTTACGACCATACCCAAGTCTTTTAAGGCTGTTTCTAAAGCAGATGAGCTTCCACGGCGAGTATCAAGCTTTTCCTTTACAGATTTGAATGAACTAAACTTCGTCCAGGCACCCTTGCCAAAGCAGGCAATATTAATACCGCCAGTCGCGTTTTCTGACCAATTAGTAATATCATCGGTAGGATCGTAAGTATCCACGTCCACCGTATCCCATTTCGCAGCGCCAGCAAGCGTAATGCTGTTTGAAGCGCTACGCTGGAAGTCCACTAACTGTTCCGGGTAATCTTCACCGACCACGGTTACCGAACCCGTTAACACCGCTTGGGCTGCCATCCACTCTTCACGCGCACTAATCGCCTTATCCTGGCGCATCAGATTATCTGTAATAATGGCCTGCTTTCTCTGAGCTGGCGTTAAGTTGCCAAGATACGCCTCACCAGGTCGCCGCTTTAATAATTGGCTAGGCTTCACTGCGTGCTTAGGCTTAACATAAGCAGGCTTAAATGTACGCAATTCACCGCCGCGCTCTTTATGAACTTTACCCGCAACCACCGGCGAGACAAACGGTGCCATAACAACATCTTCTACTACGGCATCAAAATGAATAGTTTCACTCGGCGAATTAACCACACTTGGAAAGAATGTAGATAAAAAGAACGGTTCGTATTTACCAACCGTGCGAACAATATCCAGCATAGTGCTGGTTGATAATGCATTAAAAGCCATGATTCAACTCCTTAAAGTTCAGCGGCTTGCGCTTGCAGGCTGATGGGGGTACCGACGAAAGCCAGTAATTTAGTGGTAGCGGTAAAGTTTGCATGCCAGGCGAGTTGCTCAGGATCAAACGTACCCGCTTTATAGACTTGCGCCACTACGTCACCGCCTGTCGCATCGATCGCTTGAGCTGTGATGTATACCGGTGTCTCACTGCCATTACTGGCACCGGGGTTACACTCCACAAATTTGCCTGAAGCGGTCACTTGACCAATCGGTGTATTGGCGGCCAAATCCTGGCCGGAAAGGATAGTCACTGCGGTAGTAGCAATGGCATCGCTGCCGCTGGTGATATCGTCATAGTTGTAAGTTTCGACTGTCATTATTTCTCTCCAACGACGTGTTTATAAGCTGCTACAAACTGCGATGCTTCTGATTCCTCTGCATCATCAGCCATAGCGGTGATGTTTGGTTGCTCGGTACCGGCCATGGCGGCATCCAATGAGTTTTCATTAGACGCGACATTTGCCATTGGTGAAGCCTTTAATACACTTACGGCCGCCTCAGCTGACATATCCGTTTCAAACGCTAAATGGCGCGCTAAATCGGTACGCCCCTCAGCCTCTGGTGCATTAACAATTGCGCCAATACGCTGGCGCTCATCAGCGGCCGCATTGGGTGCGGGCGCTGACTCTTGGGCTTCAGCAACGGTATCTACCGACTCTTCAGCCACAGGGGTGGTTTGATCACTCATCGTGATATTCCTTAGTGTTGAACTGTCCGAGTCGGACAGGTGTTGATTGAAATGGGATAGGATTTGATGCGCGTTGATCACTTCATCCGCCAAGCCCGCATCAACCGCTTGTTGGCCGGTGTAAGTTTTCGCTTCCGTAGCCATCACATCATCAAGCGACAAGTCAATATTTGAGGCCACTTTTTCAGCAAATTGGCCTCGTAAGTTGTCACATTGCGATTTGAAGGATTCGTAAACGTCATCAGGCAGGTTTTTATACGGGTTGCCGTCTACCTTGTGAGAGCCGGAATAAATCAGCGTTACGGCAAGGCCAGCATCGTTTAGCATCTCTTCATAACTGGCATGGATTTGCACCACACCAATAGAGCCGGAAAGCGCGGTTTGTGTTGTAAATCGTTTATCCGCAACACTGCCGATACACATGGCGCCGCTGCAGGCCATATCGTCATAAATCGCCCATAAGGGCTTAGCGCCTTTGTTTTCTGCAATATGGTCGGCCGCATCAAAACAGCCCGCCACCGTTCCGCCTGGGGAATTAATCACCAGTAAAATGCCCTTTACATCCGGATCAGCGTTGGCGGCATCGAATTTAGAGACAATGTAGTTATAACCGGTTGCCCAGGAAGAGGACCAACTCAGCTTGTGAAGCAGCGTGCCTGTTACTGGTATAACCGCGATACCATCAATAAAATGAAAAGGCTTCTGGTCGTAACTATCAACCCCGGTGTGATACCCGGCTAACGCATCATTGATGCGCGGCTTTTCGTTCACTTCAACCTGTCCGGACGCATCAAAAACAGTTACACCGGTCTTATTTTGTAGCGCCAGAGAACCAACTAGGCTTTTGGCATGTTTAGGATCCATTGCCATAAACTGGTTAGTGAGTTGATTGATCATAGGCATAAAAAAGACCGCTTACGCGGCCTCTCCTTCTGTGTTTTGTTCTGGCTGTTCAGCACCAAATCGGTTTACCTGCTCCCAGCTGGCAGGTGGTAACCCCGCCGCTTTGCGTTCTGCGGTTTCTCGCACCTGCTGACTAAAGATTTCCTGATAGTCCTCACCCATAATGGCCAGCTCTTTTTCATAAGTAGACAGCCCGGACTCAATACGTAATACCGCCTCTTTGACTTCTTTCAATCCATCGATAGCCAGACGGCCGGAGCCGATCCATTCAGCATTACACCAGGCAGATTTGCGTTGATAAAAGTTATACTTTGCTTTTCGAGGAAGCGTGATCACGTTGCGGCTTATCGCCTCTTCAAGCCACAGGGAAAAACAGGACGAGGCAAACTTACCGGCGATGACTTTGCGGCGGCCCATGAAATGCCGCCATGATTCCATCATTGATGCACGCGCGCTGGAATAATTGACTTTTGAATAATCCCGCGCGATCTGTTCGTAACTCACCCCCATACCTGCAGCGGTATAGCGCAAAATGGACGCCTCCAAATCAGCAAACCCGTTGTCCGCATGAGAAGGCGTTTTAAGTTCTAATTTTTCACCAGGGAATAAATGCGGGATTTTCGCCCCGTTCATTTTGACATTGGCACCCTGGTGATAGGCGGCTGACATTGCCATTAAATCAACCAGCCCTTTTTGCACCTGGTCGTTACCAGCTCCAGCACCTAAAATCATATTGTGCGCGGTTTCTGAATCCAGTTCAGATTCAACAACGGCGGCATACATCGCGGAAATGATCGCGTTTTGAAGCTTGGTTAATTGCAACTTATCAATCATGAACAACTGCTCCATGACCGATAGGAATTTATTACTCCCGCGTGATTGCCCATCTTCGGATGGTTCAAACACATGAATGAATTGCTGTCGACCCCAGCGGGTTTCTCTGGCGACCCTGCGCCATTCACCCCAACCATACCCCATCAGGCTTTCACCAAAGCCATAGCGCGGATTAATGACATGATAAGCAATCGCGGCACTATGCCGATCCTGCTCTACCCCACCACGTAAAAACTGTGAATCTGAAACACCATGAGGGTTTGATACACGCTTGGGTGATATCATTTTAATCGCAGTGCGAAACGGACTACCCGGACGTCGGATCCACTCAGCCGCGGCCATTGCCTCGCCTAAGTTAACGTGAGTGGCAACCGCCTCCCTTACCATCATGGTAAACGTGCGTTTTCGCTCAGCGTCAAAATAGCAACCAACCGGATCCTCTGCATGCTCACGAAACGCCGCCTCAACATCCACCGCCATATCGCGGGCGTCAGCCTCATCGATACCCAATATTTTCCATTGGGGCTTATAGCTAAGCCTAAACAATGAGCCCACCACGTTATCCACGTGCATCTGCACGGCACCGTTGGCAAAGCCGTTGTTTCTAACAAGATCATCAGCGCGGGCGTTACCCATCTGCAGATCAGGCAGCAAACTTGCATCAGCAGATTTTAATAACGGCGCCCATTCAATCAATTGGTTTCCAAACCCGCCTGCAGCACCTCGGTAAGAACTGGCGATTGGCTGGCCGGCGGCGTCTAAAATTTTAACGTCTTTCAAAATCTCACCCCAGCAGGCGCGCGGCGGCGGCCAGTACCCTCAACCACCCGTTCAAGTTGCTCGATGTAATAATTAAGCTCCGACAAGTTGGCTCTGGTGTAGCTAACCGACATACCATCTTTATTCACACTCACCACAGCAGTGCCAGTCATTAATTTATGACGTGCCGTTCTGGCCTCGTTTAGTTGTGCGGTTTGCTCAGCGGTTGCCATTAAATAGTTTCCCTAAATCCTGCATGCTTTTTTCTGTTGCCTGCGATTTTTCAGTCTGCGGCTTAACTTTCTGGCCTAATATGTCCAGATCAAGTGCGTAGTATTGCTGGGCAATTCTCAGCGCTGATAAGCCATACACCGCGCAATCTAACTGCTCATTACGCTTGCCTTCCGGACAGGTCCAGACATACCGGATCCCGCCTTTGTATTTTTGTGCCTTTTTTGACTCGGACAGCAACTGTTCAAAAAATGAAAGTTCGCACCATTCTTTGATCGGAAAGTGAATGAAACCAGGGTTTGGAATTCCCCTTTCTGCCGGCTTAATGCAAAGCCTGTCTGATATTAAATCTTTGGCGTTATCGGTACCCACGGAAATGAGGTACACGCCGTGGCCGTTTTTCTTCTTTGGTTTTGTGGCTATCGGTTTGCCATATTCGCTGGCCCCCTTACCAGGGAACAACCGCATCACACCAAAGCGCTTACAAAACTTATATACCTCATCGGTATAATGGCCCCCGGAGTCAAAGACGCCGGTAGCCCAGTTCATGATCTCACCGTTTGCTTTTTGGTAACTTCGCCTTAATGGCTTTTCAAGCTGATCCCAAAACTCGGGTCTGGACGGATCACCGTGCACCTCAAAATAATCAATAACATAACATTCTTCACCAGCCGCCCAACCATACACGGTGAACTGAGACCAGTGATCCTGCATATCACCGCCGACCGTCATATACACCACATCATCAGGTACCTGAGCATCATAGTGCTCACGGCGGGCCAATAGATGTTCAGGTTCGGTGGCGGTTTTTTCTAACTCTTCAAACGCTTCACCCAGCGTAGTGTTGATGAATGATTTGAGAGTGAGCTTGTTTTTTTGCGCCTTGTACCACTCAATAACAATCCGCGACCAGGGCGAAAAGTTGGAGTACAGGGAGTTTAAGATCCACGTTACCGATTCAGGCGTGGGCGCAATGGATTTTTTTTCTGGATACCCTTCAGCATGATAGAACGTGATGCTGTCATGGGTAGCCAGCCCATTATCACTTAACCAGTAACCTTGCTTATCCGCCTCAAGGAAATCGGAATAGCTGAATGTGTCGTCACATTCTTTACAGCGGTACCGGGCCGTTCTAGCGCGTTCAGTACCTTCTAATTCCTTATCCCACTCAAGGCCATATTCAGCCCCCTTACCACCAAACACTAACACTTGGTGTGTGCCGCAATGCGGGCATGGGATATAACGTTTAAAGCGGTGCTCTGAACTTTCCGCCGCCTCGGTCATCTGGCATTCACCCAGGACCGTTGGTGAAGATCCGCGGATGGATTTGCCAAACGCCGAACCTTCCAGGCGCTTATCACCTATGAATGTGGGTGAGCCTTCACCCTCAATATCACGATCAAACTTTGATAGCTCATCGTAAAAACACACATCAAGGGATTTTTCGCGGTAGTTCTTCGCCGCCTTACCACCGAGTAAGAAAAGCTCTCGACGGTTTGAGAACCCTTTATTCTCAATGGTGTTGTTTTTATGTTTCTTGTTTAACCAGGGGAATATTGAGCGGACCACATCCACATCACGCAACATTGGATCAATGTGCTTTTTACTGAATGCATCCCTGGCACCGTCATCGGGTTGCCACACACCAATATTGCGTTTCTTGTGCTCAACAAAATAACCGATCGCAGCACAGATAAGTTTTGTGTAACCGACCCGGGCGGACTTTAACCAGTTCACCTCGCGGATATCGTCGTTACACATCGAGTTCAGAATGGCTATCTGACTCGGCGCGGTTTTCCATTTGCCCTCGATATAGGAGGACTCTGGCGACATATAAAAATGTTCATCGGCCCACTCCACCCCGGTTAATGGTGGCGAGCGATACAAAACGTTTAACCCATCCTTCAGCGCTTTCTTAAATTTTCGCCTCTGCCTGGGTGACAACATCGTCTAATATTTCGTCTATGTAATTATCGAGGTTGGCGGCCTCGTTCTGGTGCTTGATCGTTTCTGACTTAATAAAGTCGATAATGCGCTGTTCAATCTCAGGGTGCCGCCGTTTAATGTTTGGAGCTAAGGCATCAAGGGTTGCCCCGATTTGCGCCAGAATTCTAGCTAACACATCGCGGGCTGCTTCCACCGGGATCGCTCTGGCTTCTAAAATTTCATTCTTGATCTCTTGCGTGATCCGCTGCTGTTGAGTGAGCTTTGCTTTCTCATACTCAATATCAATCTTCTCGCCACCGTGGTTAACTCGGTTGTGATTTTTCTTAAGCTCGTTTTCAACCCGGTTGTCAATCACATCCTGAACACGGTAAAACTGTTGGCGACCCTCTTTCTTGTAAGGCTTTACGCCCCACTTATCAAAGGCTTGAGTGGATATGCCACAAGACGCCGCCATGTTCTTTTTATTTATTAAATGCGGGTCCATGATTCTTTAGGTTCGTGAAAAGTGAAACGGCATAACACAACAACTTGAAGCGAAAATAACTCATAAATAGCCAAACTTCGGGATGCGAATTACCCTCGGGCTAACGTGGGTCTGGAAAGTACCTTTTTTGCACCAGCGGTGTGCAACTCGCTATCTAGCTGTCGATAAAGCATATTTTATTGACTCGTTGTATCTTTTTTGAGCTACCTTGTTGGCTGTACTGCGTGCCCTCTCGAAGAACTTGAAGCGCTTTTTATATTTCGCTTCATCAGCGAGGAATGCCAAAGGCCTATTCTTTCGCTTCATCTTTTGCAGCACTAAGCCATCAGCTATAAATGACTTACCCTGTTGACGTAAGCGCTTTAGCTTACCTCTTGGTAAATTACCGTACCTATTTACTGCCCGCTTACGAGGGATAACAACAGGCTCGTTACGTCGAGTACCACCTTCTATCTGATACTTTAGATACCTTGCCTGGACGGGCTTTATTTCAACGGCTGCGGCCAACGTTTTTCTATTGGCTCGCTTAACTCTAAATGCCTTCTGGGTAAATGGTGTTGGTCTATCTATATCAGACTTTAACTGGCGCTCGACACCAGTTTTGACATCCTCGGCAATAGCGTTAGCTGTAAGCAAAGCGGCAAATTCAATCTGCTTCTCAATCTTCTGAAAAGCTTTATCGAAAAACTTTCCGAGATTGTCATCAAGTCGGGCGGTCATAATAATCCCTAAAGGGGAATACCGTTTTTACTGCCCAGCAACCTAATGACTGAATTGCCAATATTATTCATTCTGTAGTCCAACTCTGGATGCCCACTGATACTGACTGCAGTGCTTGAGGTATACAAACCTTCCCCAAACGGCTCCCACCCATCACCGGTATTGAATTCCAACTGAGGCGATCCATCAACAAACTTAATAGACAAAACGGCCTCGCCGTCAAACTTAGGGAAAACTTGTTGATTTGAAATCTCAACGCTCATTTGGGTAACCTTGTGCTTAACCTATAAATACGCTCTGGTGTTGCTAAGTGTGCGTCATCATCGTGTATCTCATTAGATGCGTATGCGACTAACTCAGAGCAGAACCACGCTTTTTTATCGTGAGTGTTTTTTAATTTAAAAAATAACCCTTTCAGCCCACGCCTATCGAATGGAGCACCGAGTTTTGATTTTGCTTTTTCTATGCTGCCAGGGAGACAACGAATCTCGGTGTGAGTGTAACGCGCTATGAATTCGCTGATCGGGGTAAACTGTACGCCTATCGGACCTTTTGACTCTAACACTCGGTTAAGATCAACAATTCCGACATGGGACCAATCTGACCTTGTGCGCCATCTTATTAACCGAGAAATCCAATGATTACTACGGCCAAAGATGACGATCATGATTTACTCTTGTTTTATTTCTTCCTGCTCTGGCGTGGCCGCCAACAACTGAGCTATTTTCAATTGATGAATTTCGCGCTTTCGCTTTTCGTCTTTCATCTTGAAATACACGGTAACCGCGAATGTTGCAGCACCGATTACAATACCCGCGAAAATACCACCCTCTTGAGAGGTTACAAATCCCCACCAGGTTGTGAATAACCCACTGGCATAAGTTACTATTGAGAATTTGTCAGCCATGCTCTGGTCGTGGTCTATGTGTGGGTCTGTGTGGTGTAATAGGCTCATAACGTTTCTGGTTATTGATTCACACCACAATAATACTGTATGGACATACATGCTTGTATTGTTAATTAGTTTAAGGTTTTGATAAGAAAAGTTTATTCTTATCTGAGCTTGATCGGGTTGTGCCAAACCAGTATTGCATGGATCCGGCCCACTCTCTGGCAACAATTCCGAGCATCATAAATAAAACCTCTTTTGCACCGGTTGGCACTGCCACGTAAAACAGCAGATAAACGATAAAAGCCACCAGCAGCGTTAAAACAACGCTAAGCACTGCAGGCATAATGCTGTTTTTATGCTCTGCCCTGGCGTTCTGTTTATCCTCAGCCTCAAGGCGTAACGCTTGAGCACTGATACGTGCGAGCTCAGCCTTGTTATCAAGCTCAATCTTTCTCAGGTTAATGGCTGCGTTTGGATCGGTTGATAATTTAGCGGCTATTTCAGCCGGATCAGATTTAGTGCCGTATTCGCTGGCAATTAGTGAGCCGACAGAAGCGCCAGCTGGACCGGCCAACAAAGTGCCGAGCACTGGGGCGAAGTCAGCAACCTTTTCACCTAAGTCAGACCAGTTCACAGCTCACCAGTGACCTTGAAGAAAAATTGAGGCTCATAGCTTGGATCGATAAGGCATTTAATCTTGCAACAAGTGGCAAATAGAGCCTCTGCAAAATCCGCCAGAAATTCTAACGACCAGTGGCGAACTGTTATCTCAGGAGCCTCGCTGTACGGTTCATTGATATATACTGGCACAAAGCCGTATAACAGGCCTTTATGGCTCCATTCGTGCCCTTGATAGGTTTTCACTGCCATTCCTCACCTAAACACTCAGCAACGCGCTCAAGGTACTCTTCAACGGTACCAGCGCCAGCGTCTGTGTTGTAATGTTCTTTCCAGTAGTGAGCGCGACTTAATAGATCGCTAGGAATTCTTTCTGGAACGCGTTTATATGAAAGTCGACAACAAATAAGTGACAGTAATGGATCGTTTGCTAGGTCACTTAAAATAACGTTTTCTATGTCATACCCGAAATAACGCTTCACTAATTCAAAGTGAACAGCCTTGCTATTTTGCTGGATATCATCCAAGCCTATTTGGTCATGCTGGCATAAGCCAACGCCCCATTTATCCGGATGAGAATCAGGATAGTTACCTAACAGCGTTTCGGCGCATGCCGTTTCAATTAGCAGGCACCAGGCATCATGGCCGCCACCAAGAACAGACACAACTTTATGAGCCAGCGCTTTTGCTTCCGCTGAACTATTTAAACCGTAGTACATGATAATCTCAATAAATGCCCCTGAGCGGGGCGGCTGGGAGCAGTCCAGGGGAAATGGACAGGAAGCCTTTACAATTTAGTTAAAAATTGTCATTAATACCTTTTCACTCAAAGGAATGACAATGCGAAAAATATTCTTACTGGCAATCACTGCTATTATTACCGCCTGCTCATCAACAATGGTTGACTCTCTTACGCCGGATCCAAAGGTCTATGTTGATAAATTTGAAAACTCGACTGAGATTTACCAATACCCTGTCGCCGCTTTTGAATCTGGTGATTCAAGCGAAGATATGCAGGGTATTGGTCTTTACTGGTCGTCATCATCGCCTTCATCAGTTCAGGTTGAGGCGATGGTGATTGATGAAGTCATTGGGATTAAATCGATATCATTCAAAACAAACGACAAGGTTTATGAATTTGATGACTCAACGCACACATTTACTAAATTTGAACGTACTCAAGTATCAAATTCATCATTGAAATCATTTGTCGTGCCGTACGAAGTACTTAAAGTGCTGGCGAACGCTGATGATGTTAAATTCAAAATCACTAGAAACGACAACACTTATGGCGTTTCCACTTTCGGGAAATCAACAACAGCATTAATAAACCAGAAGTTGCCAAAATTCATCAATCTCGTTGATAAACAGTAGCCAACAAAAAAGCCCCGAGGGGTTAACCTTGGGGCTTTGGATATAGTTTGCGCAATCTACATGAAAATTCTAACTCAGAGCGAGACAAAAGTAAACACAATAACGCCTAATAGAACCACGACAAACCACAAAGAGTTACGCAACGCGCTTTCCAACAAAATAACCAGTCAACCAAGAAACGCAGTCATCAACAAGCCTTTGAGAGCGGTCTTTACTTAGATCCAATCGTTTACCTATATCCCTGTAAGTGAAACCGCAAACAAACCTTAACTTGATAGCCAATATAGCTTTTTCATCCCCGTTGAATAAATAGGCGATCGCCTGATCTATCTCTAACGCCCTATCATCGGTAATGGTCAGCCCTAAACCACCCTTTTTAACAGTGAATGGCTCACTGCCAGGGTAGTTTAATGAACGGCTTGGACAAGCCTGCGCCCACCACCCCCACTGCTCCAACTCATCTTGCAAGTTCGTTTCAATCTGCATTTTTTCACCTTAGCGCACGGCCTTTACCGCTTTCTTTTTAGAAATTCGAACAATGACCTTGCCACCCTTCAGCAGATCACATTTTGTACTGGTTAACTTGACTATTTGACTGTCATCTTTGAAAACACCGGCAGACTCAAGCGCATCCAGCAATGCTTTGTTGATATTGTCCAGATCACGCTTCCTCTTATCTGGCGGGTAAACCTCTATATCAACCTCAATTTCTTCAGTAACGTAATTACAGGCCTTCTTCTCCATTGCTGCCGCCAGAACTTCAACTCTATAAGTTTTACCTTCAGGCTTAATGTAGCGGCCACCTCTCGGCCTCTGCCCGTAATAGTGGTTTACCGTCGGAGGGTATGGCAGTTCAAGCTTGATCATAAATCACCTTTTGAGCGCATTCGCTTGTGCAGGATCATCGATAGCAGGCAACCTAAGCCGCCGGCCGTTCCCATGGGGATAATCAACCAGGCAGCTGACAAACCACCACTATTCGCCTCAACTGAGACAACAGCGATTCCAGCAACCTCAAAACTGGCGATCACATAGCCCATCATCAAAACCGTCTTAGTGTTGCCGTGAATGATACTCAGATTCTGGTAAGCCTTACTGCCAACAAAGCAGAGAGAAACGAAAAACATAATCACATAAATCATCTATTCAGCCGCCCCAATCGGTTGTTTATGTATTCCATATTAGAAAACGCCATTTTTACGCCACCTTGTTGAATATGCTTGTGTTTTCAGGTTCGCTAGATTTCTCCATGACTTGTATATGACTTGTCGCGGAACCACCAAATAGCCATGTGTGATATTGCTCAAGTGCTGCCCGTTTTACGTCCATCGAGTCAGCTTTGATGTACACCAAATCCAACCCTTTTTGTTTATGGTTTAACAGGCGCTCTGATACCCAGTAATCAATCCCTATCGTTGCCCAGGCACTGCGGGCCGCCTTTCGTAAATCATGAGCTGACCACTTCCTGCCAGATGCAGTTCGCACCAACTTGTCCGCCTGACTTTCTGAGCATGGCTCATTATTGCCAAACAGATATTCACCAGGGCACTGGGCCCGGTAATTCTTCAGGAGCGCAATGGCGTGATCGGTGAGCGGGAGTATGTGAACTGAACCAGTCTTAGTTATCTGCTCAGGGATAGTTAAGCGCCGTGCTTCAAAATCGACGTGGCGCCACCGCAACTGCCTGGTTTCGCCGATACGGGTACCAAACATCAGCATCATAAGCAGCATCACATGAATCACGCCTGACAACTCGCCTATCTGCTTAAGCACTCGGTGAACATCAGAGACTAAAATTCGACCGGCCTTTGGCTCTATACGCCGCTGAACGTGGTCCCTGAATTTCATACTGGCCATTGGGTTAACCGTAATGGCGCCGAGCTCATGAGCACTAGTGAACACACGCTTTAAAATGGCAAAGTACTGACGGATACTTGATGGTTTAAGATCATCGTTTTGTAAGGGCAATATTAACTTCTCATCAATTACCGACTTCTTCAAATTGATGATCTTGATATTTTCAAGGCGGGGGCGTAGGTGCTTATTAATTGCACTTAATACCCCTTTGCGCCGGCTATCACTTTTTAATACTTCCTGATCTATCCTGACTGCATACCAACTAAGCAGATCACCCACTGTATTAAACTGGCTGGCCTGAACATCATCACCGCGCCCTATTTGTTCAATGATGGCAGGAAGCAGCGCCAACGCCTCTTTGGTTCTCAGCGCGGGCCAGTATCCTATTCTAGTTCGTTGCACCCGGCCTTTGATGTAATGCAAATAACACCATGTCGCCTTTTCTCTGGATTTGTGAAACCGCAAAGAAATAGGCTTTTTAATGTCACGAACCTCACCAATCTCGCCATCTAAAGCGGATTGCTTAACGCTCGTGTCATTAATTGCCAGGGCCACTGATTTCAAGACAACTCCTTAAACATCTGTTCAAAGTCCTCAAAGATATTGGCTGGCTGTTTATGGGCCCGCTCTTCTGCGGCGTCCAGAGCTTCCTTACGCTTCTTCATCTTGGCGCTGGCGCTTTCTTCCTTTGCGTAGGGCGGGCGGATCCAGTTGGTTGGTTGTGGGTTGCTCACGATAGATCCCCCATCCTTTTCAAGAGCTCTCTTTTTTTTGTATTGTTTTTATCGGCCAATACGTTTCCGCGAACCTCTCTAACCCTTAATTCCAGCCTGACTATATTTTTCGCTGAAAGGCCAAATTCTTTCCCTTGGTCAATATCTCCTTTTGGTTCCCATGGATGGCCATAAGAATATGGATAGTTACTAACCCACAAACAAAATCCATTTAGGGTTGCGGTGTGGTTTGAAACAATCAACTCCTTGCCTTCATCAAGCCACTGGCCTACTTTATTGTTGTAATCAGAGTCAAACTTGGTTTGACCTAATAGCTTGTTGTAAGCCCACACATATAATGTTTGTAAAATCAATTTCATGCTGCCCGCTCCTTGCTGTCAATTGCGCCCTTAGCCATTAGCGCTGTTTTTGCAACATAGGTAGTGTGGCAATACCCGATGCGGTGAGGATCGAACACCAAAACAACCTGACCTTTTGGGTTATCCTTCGCTGGCCTTCCGTTTTTAATGAAACCAATGCGGCCGTTTTGGTAGGTTTTGTCCGCTTTACTGCCAGAGGCTATCAACACCCTTATTTCTGTAACGTATGGCAGTAGGTAAGCTCCCCACTCATTCGACATATCGTGGTTAAGCAGCATTACAGTGCCACGGCCAGCCAATTGAGCTTCAATAGCTTTTTTTATGAATGGGAATGGGTTGCTGTAAGGTGGATTACACCAAAGCCATTGACCAAATACGCCCCCGGCCTTTGCCCAATCCTGCTTTAAAGCATCATCATCGATTGTCCAGTATTCAGGGCATTTCGCGGTGCTATGTTCGGCACAAACGTCAAATCCAAAACGGAACTCAAGATCCAGCGCGTGGAAAATTTCTGGCGGAGTCGCCCAAGTATCGTTACTCATGCTGATTTCATCCCTCCAAACAACGCCAAATCCCAAAGTGACTTTTCGGTTTTCTTTCGGCCGTTAATGGCGATCAGTTTTATTTTTCTACCTGGCAGTGGTGTTTCCTCTGTTTGATACATTGGACTGTTGCGTATATTCCACAGAAAACCCGACGCCTTTTGAGATGGTAATCCCATAGCCTTTCCTAGCGTGTAAGCCGTGAACCACCCACCATCAGCAAGCATGATCTCAGCAGCTTCTCTTGACTTGCTCATGCCGCACCTCTATAGCTTTCCCAAGTGAAGTTAAGAACGGCACCGCCCTGGGTGATACGGTCAACGCTTCGCTCACTTATGAAGTCAGCGACCTCTTTGACTGAGTAGTTTGAAATGATGATGGTTGGTTTTACCTGTTCGTAGCGTCCATTGACGATTTCAAAAACAATGTTTCGCTCGTTATCGCTGCCAGTCTGGGCGCCAACCTCATCAATGATCAGCAAGTTTAAATCCTGAAGCCTGCGGATCATTTCATCTTCGCTTAGCGTGTCGTCTTTCCACGTTGAGCGGATCTTGCGGATAAGGTTAGTAAGATTCACATAGGATACGTGCCAACCAACACTAGCGAGATCTCGCCCCAGCCCGATAGCCAGGTGAGTTTTACCGGTGCCAGGGTTGCCAGTAAGGATCAGGCCTCCCCCCGTTTCCTGAATTTTGTTTCCGAATGCCGCTGAATACCGCTGAAAGGCGCTTAGCTTTTCCTGTTTTTGCGCAGTGTCAGCAATGTAGTTTTCTAGCGTTGCGTGCTTAAATCTTGCCGGGATGCACCGCTCAAAGTTACTAACAGCGGTTTGAATTCTTAGTTTTTGCGCAACTTCGCTCGCCTCCCGCTCTTTGCGCTTGGTTTCCTCAAGGTGCTCTACAGCACACTTTGGACACTTTGTGGTGGTGATAACCTTGTCTTGGAACTCCATCTGTTTGGCTTCGTAATCACCATGCTTTTCGCAATTCACTGTTACAGTTTTAGTATTCATGATTAAAACCTCACCAGATCGTTGCCGTAGTCTTTACTGCTGAAGTTTTCAGGTCTGGCTCTGCTGGCTGACTGCTTAGTTTTGCCAGGGTAAACAGACTGCCAGCCGTTCATGATTGCTTCGTTAAGTAACTCCGTAAGGTTATGGCCTTGGGTATGCAGGGTGGTTAGTTTGTCAATGAGAAGCTCGACGGCTCTATCCGTCATAGGTTTTTTAAGTTTTGCCCGGTTGGCAATAAAATCCTCGAGTGCTTTGCGTGGAATATGTTCAGGCAAATTGATTGCAGTTTTTTTTGCAGAACTCTCCCTGATCTTCTGTTTAGTAGTCTTTTGTTTGGTAGTCTTTCTATTGTGGGGGTCAGAATTGAAACTCTGAGGTTTTGAATCCGAAACATCTTGTTTTGAATCCGAAACATCTTGTTTTGAATCCGAAACATTTTTACTAGGTTTTGAATTTGAAACATTTGATTGTTTCTTATCCAACTTACACCAGTCAGAAACAACCTTGTTTATGCCTATTTTTCGACCTTCCGCAATAACAACTCTTTTCGCTTTTAGACTTTTAAGAACTGTCGAAATATTGCAGCCAGAAATACCGGTGATTTCTTCAAGTTGGCATCTGGCAATCCAGTCTACAGGCTTGTGATAACGGTAAGTCTTAGAGATGATCGCCATCACTAACTGAAACTCTCTACCGTTTAACTCAGGCTCATTGATGGCCAGTGCATCTGTCAGAGTGCCAGCCAAGCGATCAAAACCTTTATCTATATCTGCTTTCACAACTGGCCTCGCAAATTTGATTACTTCCGCTGTTTGCGTCATAATTAACCTCGATATATGAATAACCCGCGATTTGCTTTCCACGGCTAGCGGGTTTTTTATTGTCTTGCGTTCGGCCCTTGGGGGGGCTGAGCGCACCTTAAAGCCCGTTCGGTCCAGGTGGGCAAGCCCTGGCTGCAAGCTCAGTCTCTCGTGTCGCCTCTGGCCGCTTATAACCGGTGTTAACCTCCGCTTGCTAGTTAACTGCCTTACCGATGCCCTTTTGGTCTGATGCCCTACCAGCGGTACATACTGGCTCTCATTTTTCAGAGACTCGGGAAAGCGCCCAACCTACGGCTATAACGCCCAGTTTTATTCGGGGTTGTAACGCTTTGGTGAAAGCTTCACCCTTACCAGTCACACTCTAAGAATGTGAATGGGAATTACGGGCAAGTAGTAAAGCCTTCCCAAAACGTCCTACACTTTCGCAGTAGGCGCGGCCATGGTCGTCACCTTGGCGCCAACACGGATGAATAAGCCCTATTGCTTACCGTTACCGCACTCTTTAGCGCATAACGCTTTGATAAAGACGGCTAACACGCCGAACCAACGACAGACAAGAAATGTGCTAACCGTCTTTCCAAAACGCACTCATGTAAGTGTTTGGTGCTTTGTCGCCGCTGGCGTGGCTACCAGCTGTAAGAGAACCTGTTATCTCTGGCTTGTATATTCAGCCGATTCAGTTGTCCGGGAACTACAGGCATGAGGACACATGAAGCGTTACAACTGGGCTACGCATATACCAGACGCTACTAAATACCATCAATTGAACAGCCAATTCGAGACATGAGCCCATCCACTTTTTTCCGACCCTTTAACATCTGCTCAAATTTATGAGGCCGGTGCATTCTTTTGACGCTCTTTTTTCTTAAAGCTAATCGCTTCTCATCTTTGCAGTGTTTAAACTTCACTTTTATCTCCTACTCAATACCGGCCAATTGCGCCGTTTTAAAAATGATAGGTATGCCCAGGGCAATCCAAAACAACGAAAACGCTATTAGGTTTTTGTGGCGCTCGATTGCCGGAAAATTCCGGCGCAACCATGAATGAAAAGCACTTCTCACAGGGTTTCTCCTTTGTTATGTTTATCTTTTGAACAATTGACAAAGGAATGACTATGCTCGATAGCGCTGAAATCCCGATCACCTGCCAGAAGTGCAGAAAAAAGACCAATAAGAGTATTGGTTGGATAAAACGAAACGACTCTTTCACCTGCAGCTGTGGAACTATCACCAAGATCGACCGGGACGACTTCCTTAAACAAATGGCCAGCATCGACAAGGCGCTCAAAGACTTCAAGAAAGCGTTTAAGTGATTCCTCAGGCAAGTCGGCTTGCTCAACTTCTTTGAGAAGTTCTGTAATCCGGCTTACATCAATCTGAATTTTTAGTTTACCTTCGCTCATAAAACCGCTCCTTTGTTCAGTTCTACCCGCTCTGGAAGCCTGTTAGCATGCCCGTACAACTTGGGAGAATGGTTATGTATGACTTCATTAAGATTATTAGCGCACGACACTGCATTTTTGTTATGACCGTTCAGGTCGTTGACGGCCGGGAGGTTTGCCGGGTTCGCACATATCCACAGCGCCAGTAGCGTATTCATGCGGCCACCATTACTGCTTTAATTTCACTGCCACTGTCTGCTAATCTGGAATTGACCAAAAAACCAACTAGCAAACAATGGAGTGAAATCATGCTTAAAGAACACAAAGGTGATTGGAAAAAAGGCGATAAAGTCATACTTTCCTCATCTCGTCTCGGGGCCACTGTCGTCACAGTTGATTTTGGCGTCTTCGGCACAGCGACATATAGCATTCCTATCGGTGGCGAGGTCACTCTCATTGCCGGAGACTGCCCCTTTAGAATCTTTGAAGATAACCGTGTAGCACCTCCCACAATCACTCTTGTTGATAGTTAAATCAGTGCTTTCCTTTACCATTACAGAGGGATAGAGTTTGTTAGTAAGGGGTTTATTTTTGCGATGAGCCTCCCCTTCCGCGCCAGCTCTGGCTGGGTACTGTTTAAACTTAATTGTGCGCTGGTAGCATTTGCGACCAGGCACCTGTTTTAAAAAGCCCTTGTTCGCCAACGCCAGAATGTGATCCCGTACCGCATTGATGTTCACATCAAATGCCGTTGCCATTTCCTGCATGCTCGGGAAATTATCGAAACACCGAATGTAATGGTCGATGTATGCGATATACCGGTGTTGGATGTTAGTTGGCTCGGACATTAGGCGGCCCCGCCGTTGTTTTGGACTTTTGAGGCCCTTAAAACGCCCTTTAAAGCCATCGTTGTAGGTGAGATATCAGCCAGCAACCCTTGAATTCCACGTTCAATGATTAGTTGAGCAGCCTGATTTAAATTAATATTCATTTCTTTTGCGACTTGCTGGACGATTTCCATTTCTTCCTCGCTAAGCTCTATGATTTCAGTCATTATTGAGGCCCTGAAAAGGTCTAAAAATACCCCTTTCGGGGTTCTTCCAAGGCAATCTAAGCCGCCGTAAGCTTGTTTTCAGATTCCGATACAGACGCTTTAAGGCCGCGCATGAATATGTCACGAACCAGAACCGCTTTTTGCCCGCCGGTGTTCTTCACCAGCGCATCAAGCAACTCATTCACATCATCGTCAAAACGAACTTTCACTTCGTTCTTTTTGATTTTTCGTGGATCTGCATACATGGCTATGTTCTCCGTGTTAGCTGGCTTTTTTAAGTTCTGGCTCTTCAGCCTTAAGCGCACCATTGGTAAGGCGCTCTATTTGGTAGGCGCGAAGCAGAGGCACAGTTTCACCCCACTGGGATATAGCGGCTGGTGCAATTTTTATCGCTTTGGCCAACTTGGTTGCGCTTCCAAAGTGGGCGATTGCGTCAATCTTTTTCAAAGCTCTTGACCTCGTAAAATGTAAGATATCTTAAAAATAAACCTTAATATATCTTACGTCAAGCTGTTTTAAGATAACTTAAAAATAATTTTGGTGACCTATGGAAACTTTCGGCTCTTGTTTGGAGCGAGCTAGAAAAGCAGCGGGATTTAAATCAGCCGGAGAATTTGGCAAGCGGCTGGGCGTTTCTCATGTGACCGTTCGAGCATGGGAAAAGGACGAATATAAACCCAGCAGCGACAATATATACGAGATAGTTAACCTTCTTGGTAAACACAGCTCTTTGCTGCCCAAGGTGCACTTACCTAATGTAAATATTGTCGGCGAGAAAAATGCTGAATACATTGGAAGAGTGGATGCGTGGGATAGCAGTACCGAAGTAGATGAGGAAGAAGTGGAAGTGCCTTTTTATATGGAAATAGAATTAGCGGCAGGTGTTGGCGGTGAACTGGCTCCTGAGATTAAGGGGCCAAAATTAAGATTCTCAAAATCCACACTTCGAAGATGCGGCGTTCAACCTGAAGCGGCCGCATGCGTTAAAGTTTCTGGCAACAGCATGGAGCCTAGGCTTTACGATGGTGATGTTGTTGGTGTGGACACAATGGATAAAAGAATTGTCGACGGCAAAACCTACGCGATTAACCATGATGGCCTGCTCCGGGTGAAACGCCTGTATAGACTGCCTGGCGGCGGCATTCGCATCAACTCAATGAACACAGCAGAATACCCAGATGAACATTATGATGCAGAGGAAGCAAAGTACATAGCTGTTATTGGTCGCGTCTTCTGGCATTCGAGCATTTGGTAATAAGGTATTTCAATGTATATATAACCTGTTAATTAGCCTAAAAAGGAATTCTTATGGCAATAATTAAATGTAAAGAATGCGGAAAAGAAATCAGCAGCACAGCTAAAAAGTGTACAAATTGTGGATTTGAAAACAAAAGAAGCCGACCACTTATAGCTTTGATTTTTTTGGGCGCTATGGTGGCATTAGCTGTTTCGTCAGTAAATAATGAAAAAGATGTTTCTCAAAAAGTTGAGCAGACTGAATCGATCGTCCCTAAGGAAAAACAGAAATCAATACCAGGTAAACCGGCCGCAGTGAACTTATCAAAGTGGAGAACACTCAATTCTAGTGATGAAATGACCGGTGAGGCTTCCTATTTCGCCACATCTGACAGTGTCAAGCCGAATAGGCGAATGGGATTTCCATATAGCAATGTCATTGCAGATTTATTTGTAGGGTGTGATAAGAACGATAAATGGGTGTATGTTGCTTTCAATGAGAGACCAATCTTATCACACGGAAAAACAAAAAGCGGGTACGATTTAATTGATGCAAGAATAAAATTCAATGACAGCGTAGAGGTGCATACATTTACACAAGAGTGGGGCAGTAGATTCATTTACTTCTCATCAGCTGAATCGATTATTAAAAAATTAAAAAAATCCAATGTTTTGTCCCTGGAATTTGACTGGCACGGTGAGCAAGCTGTTATCTTTAAATTTGATTTAACGGGATCATCGAAAGCTATAGATGAAATATCTAACGATTGCCGGATGCTTTCAAAGTAAGCTTAATCAATGTAAAGGAAAGGCCGCCTATTTTGGCGGTTTTTTTGTGCCCTGAATTTAAAATTTAAGATTTCTTACATTTAATCTTGACTTAAAACTTAAGTTATCTTAAATTTAAATCATCGAAACCAACATCGGTGATAAGCATGAACCACTGCCCAGTAACAACCCAAATCGACCGCCACTGCAACCCACCGGTTGCGGCCCCTATTCAACTACGCCCTGACTTGGGTTATTGCCACCTGGTTGATTCATTAATTCTTTAAGGAAAGACAATGAGAATTAAAAAAAGCAGAAGTTTGAATGTTTTCACACTTCAAGTTGAAAACAACGATATAACGGCAACGTTCTCCTTTACTCATGTAATGAGAACAATTTCTCCGTTTGTTGTCGAGTTGAAGCAAGAAGAAGAACACAAGGCATCAATTCGCATATCTCACCCAGAGCGGTTCTGGGCTGAATGTGAATCAATGAGCGTTCCTGTAATTGGCTCCCCATCAAAGGCGGCCGCATGATTTGGGTATGCGTAGTCGCATTTATGTTCGCGGCACCACATCAGGAAATTTTAATTTAGAAAAGCCCCTGTTACGGGGCCGCAACCAACGGACGTCATTGTTTGCAGACGAGAGCGGCCAATCAGCAAATTAAGGATAAACGATGAAATCATTAGCATCAAGCATTGAAAAAAGTCAGTACACCGAAGGACGCTTTTCACTTGAGGTTCAAATTTCAAACGGCCAGAAAGCTTGGGTTTTCTTTACCCGTGTTGTCGTAACAAATCGCGAAGTCGAATTTTATGATGGCTCACGATACAAAATGGGCACCTTTCTTTCAGAAAGTGAAGTCGCTGAGTTCTGCCGCGAAGTGGATAAACTCGGCATACCCCGCTCAACAGAAGTTGAGGACGTGAAAAACAGCGAGGCCGTACTGTGAAAATATTCAAAAAATATAGCCAGGCGCAGGCTTTATGCAATTGCGCAAATCGGTTCCCCTGGTTCAACGTTGTGGTTAAAGAAGCGCCAGGCGGCTGGATAATAACGAAAGCCAATGATGCTGAGGCGGCTTAGGCCGCTCCCAGTAACTTTTCTTACTAAAAGGTAATAAATCTTATGAGTATGTTCAAAGTTTATGGCGTGACTATAGAAGTTGCCAGAAAGAAAGCTGAAAAGAAGTTCGACACCATGCCGCTTAAATTCAAACAAGAATTTAATCCTGAGAAATATGAGCAATGGGTTAAAGATGAGGCTGAGGCGTTCTTCAATAGAATGTCTCCGGTAGCAATCGGCAAGCCACTCGATGCGCCTCAATTTGCTGAGGATTTGATTGCTCTCACAAAAAAAACAACACGTTGCCGCTCTCTGCATGTTAGGGCGCATGTGCCAAAAACAAACGCTAAAGGTGGCGTAATGATTAATCCTAAAACCAAAAAGCCGCAGATGACCTGGGCTAAGTGGAATGAAATAAAAGAAGGGGTGGCAGCATAATGCTTTTCAAGAACACTAAATTTTACAACCTGACAGCCTCAGTTAACCTGGCTGAAATCGAAAGCCAGTTAGCTGAATTAGCCTTTCGCCCATGCGGAAGCATGGAAACTTCAACCATGGGCTGGGCTTCACCGGTACCGCAAGGTTCTGTTCTGTGTCATGTGGCTAACGGTTTTTACACTGTTGCACTGAAAAAAGAAGAACGCCTACTACCCTCACGCGTGATTAATCGCGAGCTCAGCGAAAAGGTTGAAGCCATTGACGCCGAAACTGGATCGCCGGTAGGCAAAAAAGCGCAGTCTGACTTAAAACAGGAAATCATTACTCGCCTACTCCCGCAGGCGTTTACTGACCATTCCTACACTTACGGCACCATCATTCCTGAAAGCAACCTGGTAATCGTTAATGCGGCCAGTGATTCAGCCGCTGAAGCATTCCTTGCCATGCTGCGCAAAACACTTGGCAGCCTGCCAGTTGTGCCCATGGTTCGCCACAACACAAGCATGGAGTTAACGCGCTGGTTAACTGATGAAGTCCCTGCCAAGATTGAATTACTGGAAGAGGCAGACTTAAAAGCCACTGATGAAACCGGCAGTACTATCAAAGCCAAAAACACCGCGCTTGATAGCGATGAAATTCAGCAGCACCTGTCCGCCGGCAAGTTGGTCCAGAAGGTCGGCATCGAGTACGACGAAGCATTTACCGCGGTATTCGACAATGACGGTTCACTGAAGCGCATTAAGTTCACCGATCGGGTGATTGAAGAAAACGCCGATATTCCAAAAGACCAGGTAGCCGCTAAGTTTGATGCCGATGTGGTATTGGGCGTTAGCCTTTTGGTTCAGTTCGCTGGTTACATTAAGCAAGAATTGAAGCTTAATGAGGAATCAGAGGTGCCTGCTCGCCATGCTGAGCAAGCTAAACAGGAGTTTCATACTAATGAGCAGGAAAGCAACCCATTCTTTGATGAGCAAGGTTTCGATATTTTATATACAGAAGCCAGAGCATTTGTCACCAAAACGCGACGCGCCTCAGCATCAGCCATACAGCGGAAATTCCTTATAGGTTACAACCGGGCCGCTCGTATTATCGAGCAAATGGAAGTGGATGGGATTGTAAGTCCACCCGGCTTTAACGGAGCTCGTGTAGTGCTGGTGCCGCCAGTTGAGGGGGTAGCGTAATGGAATCCATCAATAAAAACTATCAAGCAGCGATGCTTATGCTTAAACGCGGCGGTTGGTGGACAGCTGGCGAGCTCTCAAAGGCTATGGGATTTAACCCGCGTTATGCCAGTGGTGTTCTACTGAGACTGCGAAACTCCCAGCGCTATAAAACTGAGGAAACCCCGTTACCGGGAAGAAAGGTGAAAGTTGTTGCTATAGGCGAGCCAACCAAGGCTGGCCGAAAAAGAATAAAACCAGAACCAAGCCCGGCCCACTGGAATGCGGCACTGGCATTTAAACCGCCAAGCCATACTTCAACGTTTCATTGCTGTTAGGAGGGGTTATGTTTGAGTACATAAACGAATATTACGGCGTAAATGCTTGCATTGGGCGAGCAGTTGAAGTGAACGGCGAACCTGGCGTTATTGTAGAGGATAAAGGTCATTATATCGGTGTTAACTTCGACAGCGATAAGCCTGGTGTAGTTAAGCCATGCCACCCGACATGGGAGGTTAAATACTTCGGGATGCGTAAAGCTCGAAAGTTAACTAAATCTCAGGAACGCGGGAAGCGCTGGCAAGAATATGGCGACATGTTTGAGTCGTTCATGGACTTTGTTTACTGGGATATGGAGAACAATTCATGAGCGACCTAAACAAAATCATCAACGAGCAGCGTGAGCGGATTGCTGAACTTGAGCAAGAAAACGCGCTATTGCTCGTTAAGGCATTGCCAGAGTGTAATTACGAAGGATTACAGGAGCGCATTGCAGAGCTGAAATCTGACAAAGAGGCGCTCGATAGAGAGAATTCAAGCTTAGCAAATCTTGTTAAAAACAGCGTTAAACGCGCCGAAGCCGCAGAAAAACGCATAGCGGAAGTTGAGCGGGGGCGGGAAGTTGCTTATGAAAATTGGCAGAAAAAGTATCAATATTTAAAGGACTCAATGACACTAACCCGATGTTACGAATGTGGAACGTTAGTGCATGAGGTTTCGCCACGCAGTAGGTGCTGCATGTGTGAGTATGGTAGAGCTACATTTAACGAGCGTGATAATGAACAACTACGCCAACAACTAAACGGGGCGAGTGATGGATGAGTCTATAAAAATGCAACTTAGAGAAATCAATTCAATGCGAATGATTGATGAAGAATTTGAAGAAGCTGGGAAAAGGCTTGCGGAGCTTGAGCAGGCTGAAAAGCAGCTAGGTGAAACGCAGTTACTGTTAATTGAGGAGCAGGAGCGCAACCAGCGTTTAATTCAGCGCATAGCAGAAGTTGAGCGGAAGTGGGATGAGCTTTCTACTTATAGATTTGTTCATCCCGGGAATGGTGACTCACGAACAGTTTCAATAGACAGACAATTTATTGTTGACAGGCTTATTGATGAAATCTACGAAAAGATTGATTGCGGGTGTGAGCCAATTGGAGAAACCTACGTTGTGGAGTGTAACTGCGATGAATACTTTGAGCAATTTGAGCTAGAAGAATCAAAACAACTACGCCAACAACTAAACGGGGGTGAGCGGTGGGGCCAATAGGAAAGATTTTCCCTGAAACTAAGTTTGACTTTTTTCTGTTGTTTTCTGCAATCGGAATATTAGGCTGGGCGGTCATTGAGTTAATTTTGTGGCTGCTTTCATTTTTCACAATTACTTTTACGGGGTGGTGAGTGATGATAGCTTTAACAGCAAGTGAGTACGCTGAAACCGTTTGGGGTGGAAGCGTAACCAGTAAGACGGTTAGGAACTGGATTAAGAGTGGCAGGAAGCTTAAAGGCGTTCATCATGTGGAAACAACACCAGCGGGCCAGTATCGTTTATTTATGGAAGAAACGCAGAAATCTAATACTATGACGCTATTGGAAATGATGCGAGCAAAGGCGGCATGATATGGCACCAAAACGGAGAATGCCTGCAAATAAGGATTTGCCCACCGGGTTAACCATTAAAAAGGTACGCGGCGTTGAGCGATTCAGGTACCGCTATCCGACCGGGAAAGATTTTTATTTCCCCGCTGGAACATCCAGGCTTGATGCCATTCAAGCTACGCTCTTATTCAATATCGAGCAGCGCGGAGATCAAGCGTTATCGCATTACAAAGCAGACAAATACAACAAGCCGCTATCCTACTGGATCCCGATTGTAATTAAGCGCGTGAATAGTGAAGAAAGCCTTGGTGTTGATGCTTGGCGTCAATTTAACTCTGACTGTGAGTTGCTGGTTGAAAACTTTGGGCGAGTACTCAGCAAGTCAATATCCCTTGAAACGGTTAATGATTACCTGGCAGTTGCCGCCGATGGCAAAAGTAATAATGTTTACAACCGAAAAATAAGCTTTCTGCGCAAGGTGTTTAATTACCTCATTGACGAATCGGCCATGACAGAGAACTTTGCCGACCGCAAAAAGACCAAACCTAAAGAAAGCAAAGAACGCCGGCGCCTGAAGCTTGAAGATTTTAAAAATATACTGGATGCAGCGAAAGCCGATCCAGAGTTGCATTGGCTGTATATTGCAATGCGGTTGGCCCTGCAAACCACGCACGCCACACTTGAAGTAAGCCGCATAAAATACCGTGATATAAAAAATGGTCATTTGCGGATCCATCGGCAGAAAGTCAAAGATAAAGAAGCTTCACGCGTTGAGATCCCTGTTACCGAAGAATTGCAGCGGGTCATTGATGATAGTAGGAAACTGGCTTGTCCTTATGTAGTTCACAGGGTTGGCCGGTATGCCACGCAAATTAGCGAAGGTTGTGAACATCCTTTCCAGGTATCAAGCAAATACATAAGCCGGGGGTTTAGTGATTTACGTGACTCACTGGGTATTTGTGCCAGCCTGCCTAAGAATGCCAGACCAACATTCCACGAAATCCGCGCTTTGTCTATTCACCTATTTGACAAGGCTGGCGTAGATCCACAATCAAGGGCCGCACACACCGATGCAAAATCGACAAAGATTTACAAAGAGAATCATGTTGAATGGGTTCGCGTTCCAGCCGCAGAAATTAACATAAGGTAAGCAATGATGAAAGACAGCACCATATTAAAGAATATATTTAGCGCATTTTACGGAACAGACATCCTAAAACAGGAGTTTATGGAGTTGATAGACGATGATGAGGCTGTTTTTTTAGAGCCCCGGCTCGGAGAAGACAATAAGCTAATGATTGATATTCATCTTGATTGGTCTGGCGGGTTTGATACAGCCAGAACCATCGACTTAAACGATGTAATTTTATCTCATGTAGAGTATATGGTTGATGAAGATGCTTGGGGTGAGGAAAGGGCCGCGAAAAATAAAAAAGACGCCGTTAATTTTGCTGATATGCTAATCAAGGCTGCTGAAAAAATAAAAGAAATGGCTGCGGAATAAGAATACTGTATAAGGGTACGGAAAGGGTACGGAAAGGGTACGCATGATTTATTGGGGTGGCAAATTTATGCGTAAGTTATTGAATTGATTGGTCGGTGTGAGAGGATTTGAACCTCCGACCCCTGACACCCCATGACAGTGCGCTACCAGGCTGCGCTACACACCGACCGAAAGAGCCGCTAAGTGTACTCATATTTTGTCTGATTGCAACGGTTAAGCCATACAATTATCAGGCTTTTGTTCTGGTTGTCGAAAATTCCATCAGTGTACAGACTTCACTTTCAATAAAGCGATAATCAATATCCGCTATTCAGTGTTGGTAATGGTATTAAACACAGCTTCGCGAACCTCATTAAACGCCTCGAAGACTTGGTCATTAGAAATATCGTTGCACATCATGGCAAAAGATAGCTCCAATTCGGGATATCTCGCGAAATAGGTAGCGGTGCCTAACCACCCTCCTGAATGTGAGTATGCCTGATAACCTTTGAACGTATGGATAAACTGCCCATTACCGTAAAAGACCCCTTCTCCGGCTTGCTGCTGACTGTTCGGCGTATTCATGATGTCGATCAATGCCTGGGGTGATTTACCAATTTTCAGCTGCAGAAAATTATCACTCCATCGCAACAAATCATCTAAATTAGAGTGTAAGCCACCATCTCCAACCCAAAATAAATTCGTCATATCAGTAACATAGCTACCATTATCGAGTTGCTTGTAGCCATAGGCCCGGTTTTTAACAATTTCCACAGGATTATCGCTAAAGAAGGTGTGTTTCATGTTGAGTGGTTTGAAGATATATTGATGGCTAAACTCACGAAGTGTCTGTCCTGAAACCTCTTCAACAAGCATAGACAGTAAGAAGTAGGCAAGATTGCTGTACTGGAATTTCTGGTCTGGTGGCATGGCTAGTGGTACTCGCTTTACCACATCATAAAATTCCATGATGGTAAGGTAGTCTTCATTACCTAAACGAAAATCGCCACCTGCGGCAGATTTTAACCCAGTATTGTTTTCTGTTTTGCTGCCTTCATACGAATCAGCGATAAGATCATAGTCGCCCATACCAGAGGTATGACCTAACATTTGACGGACGGTTACGGTATGGCCGTAGTCTCGCAATGCAGGTAAATAGGTATGAATGTCCTGGTCAAGATCAATTTTGCCCTGTTCCACCAACAGCAATACGGCCATGGCAGTAAATTGCTTGGAAACCGACGCCATTCGGTGCACCTGATTTCCATCTAGCGGCACGTTCAGTTCAAGGTTAGCCAGTCCGTAGCCCGCTTTATGTAA